CGCATCAGGGCTCGAAGCTCTATTACCGTTCGGCTACTTTGGTCCTCCTAAATTTCGCGATGTTGGGGCCCAGCCGGCGGTTTCGATCTCTGCATCGTTAGCAAACTCAATTCTGGGTGTTGGTTCAACCACACCAGGCGCAAACTTCGCCACCACAAACGGTATGGCTATTAGCTCATCATGGGGATCCTACTCTGACGTTAGCTCCAACATGCTCACCTGCTCGTTTAACTTCCCATCCGTGCGCCTACGCAACCAAGCAACTGACGGTGGTCTTTCTGACCCAACTAACGCCTACTTCGGCATGGAAGTAACTCGAACAGCCACAAGCACTACTCCCGATAAGAGTGTTGCAGACCCACACCGCCTATGGTACTCCTCGTTGGGTACTGCGACAGGGGTCCCTGTTGATACAACCGCAGCATCTTATAATGCTTCTACTTCTGTTATCGAAGGGTATGCATATGTCTTTACAATGGACAATGTGAGCGCATCGCAGAATAGTGTATACACTTATTCCTCTGGTTCTCGCAAGACTGGATTAAGTTCCACTGCTCGCGGCACCAACACATACCAAACACTCCTGAATGCAGGATATGATCGCTTCACTGCACCTTTCTGGGGCGGCTTTGACGGGTTTGAAATTACGAAGCCCGATCCGCTCTACAATAAGGGTATTACTGATATCAGCACTCCCACAGAAGACAACTCTTACGCTTATCACACATTTAAGCGCGCAATTGACACTGTGGCTGATCCAGAATACATCAATATGAACCTACTCTCTGTTCCCGGACTGACTGTAGACGCACTAACCGGTCACGCAATCAATGTTTGCGAAGAACGCGCTGACTCTCTGGCTGTTATTGATCTAGCTAGTGTTTACTTGCCAAGTCACGAACAGTACGCGTCTGATGTCTCTAGCCGAGTTGGAACAACTCCATCACAGGCTGCAAACAACCTTCGCGCTCGAAGAATAGACTCCAGCTACGGCTGCACCTTCTACCCATGGGTACAGACCAGAGAGGCGGCCACCGGTCAACTCGTGTGGATCCCGCCATCTGTCGCTATGTTGGGTGTTCTCGCGAGTTCCGAAAAGTCTTCGCACCTTTGGTACGCTCCAGCCGGCTTCAACCGCGGTGGACTCACTGACGGCGCCGCAGGTATCCCGATTATGAACGTGACCGAGCGATTGGTGTCGAAAGACCGAGATCTTCTTTATGAAGCTTCTATTAATCCAATTGCTTCCTTCCCATCCACCGGCATTGTGGTCTTTGGACAGAAAACGCTCCAAGAGCGTCAATCTGCGCTTGACCGCATCAATGTGCGGAGACTGGTTATCTACTTGAAAAAGCAGATTTCAGTTCTATCTACTCAAGTGTTGTTTGACCAGAACGTCCAATCTACATGGAACCGCTTCAAATCACTTATCGAACCCTTCTTGGCAAATGTTAAGGTCCAATATGGTATCACAGACTACAAGTTGATTCTTGATGAGTCAACCACGACTCCTGACCTTATCGATCAGAACATCATGTATGCCAAGATTATGATTAAACCCGCTCGCGCAATCGAGTATATCGCGATTGATTTCGTGATCGCATCTTCGGGTGCATCTTTTGAAGACTAAAAAAGATAACAGCACTATTTACAATTATAAGGAGTAACACAGTATGGCATTCTGGTCCAACAATTTCGCCGAGGGTTCACTATTGGAACCCAAAAGAGCATTTAGGTTTAAGGTCGAATTTACCGGTCTAGATTCTTCCAAGAACGGAGGCACTACCATCGCGTGGTACGCAAAGACGGCTACAAAGCCCTCTTTCGCAATTAGTGCGGCTGAACACAAGTATCTTAACCATACTTTCTACTACCCCGGATCTGTTACTTGGAACGATGTTTCGATTACGCTGGTAGATCCCACCAAGCCAGATATGGCCGGCACGCTAGCGTCCATTGTAGAGGCGGCAGGATATTCTCCACCCGCTAACGCCAATGACTTGACTTCAATGTCGAAATCCGGAGCAGCAAATGCTCTTGGTAGCGTGATTGTTACTCAAGTCGACGCCGATGGTAACGAATTAGAAAAATGGACTCTGTGGAATGCGTTTATCACAGAGCTTAAGTTTGGCGACCTTACATATGGAGAAGATGCTTTGACGGAGCTTAGTGTCACTCTTAAATATGACTGGGCGCGCCTTGAGGTTACTGGAGAAGGCTCAATCGCAGCAGTGGCCTCCCAACAAAAAGAAGTATTCAACGTTTAATAACCAAAAGAGAGGTGTTATTTGTCAAGAAATCAAGATAGGCTCGGAGGCGGATCCCCGCAAAACTCCTCGCCTCCAGACCAGCTTGCGCACCAGCAAGCAGAATCCTTTTCGTTTGTAGTTCCCACAGAATTCGTGGAACTCCCGTCGAAAGGGGTCTATTACCCAGAAGGTCATCCTTTGTATAACCAGGAGACCATTGAAATTAAGCATATGACAGCTAAAGAGGAAGATATGCTTACTTCCAGAGCACTACTCAAGAAGGGGCTTGCTCTCGAACGCTTACTAGCTAGTATTGTTGTAGACAAACGCATCAATCCCAATTCTTTGTTAGTTGGTGATAGAAATGCCGTCTTAATAGCTGCTCGCATTTCCGGATATGGAAGTGAATATGCAACAAAAGTAAACTGTCCCCAGTGTAACACGGCCGTCGAACACACCTTCTACTTACACGAGCTTCAGACAAAAAAGACAGAGAATGCCGCTACAATAGGTGCTACTTCTAATGGTGACGGCACCTTTGACACCGTACTCCCTCGATTGGGGGTCCAGGTCACTTTTAGGCTTCTAAGTGGCGCGGATGAGAAAAGTTTCTTGTCGCAAATCGAAACGGCTCGCAAACGAAATCGGTCCGAGAATACAATCACCACACAGTTGCGCCAAATGATAACCGCAGTCAACGGAGAAGAAGACGCTGGTATGATCACAGAGCTTGTACAAAACATGCCCTCAATGGATTCGCGTCACCTGCGGCTAGCATATAGGCTTTCGACGCCAGATATCGATATGACACAGCACTTTAGTTGTAATGAATGTGATTGTGAACAAGATATGGAGGTGCCGCTCACCGCGGACTTTTTTTGGCCTGACCGCTGATTACATGAAAAATGTATATGAGCAATTCTTCTTTTTGAAATATTCAGGAGGTTGGTCATTCAGTGAAGCCTATAATTTACCTGTTGGGTTGCGTAAGTGGTTCGTCGATCGCCTGATAAAACAACTTCAGACTGAAAACGAAGCGATAGAGAGTGCCTCGAGAGGAGGAAATGGTTCACAAACCCTTACTCCTTATAATAATCCCATGGGTCCACCGAGTTCAAACAAGAAATAAGACAAAGCAATTGCTTTGTCTTTTTTTTACTCTACTATTTATTTTATATAAGGACTTGGCTTGTTTTAATTGATAAGCCTTGAAAATTAATAAAATGGCACTGACACCCGAAGAAATAATCACCGCCTTTGGCGAAATGACCGATGCGCAAAAAAAGGCGCTTAAGAGTGCCATAGGGGCAGAGTCGAGTGTACCTTCGGGAAAGAAGCTTGATGAACAAATCGCCAAGCTCGCACAATATAAGAAAGCTCTAGATCAAATTAAAGATATTGAGGAAATGAGAGCCCAACAGGCAGACGTGCAAGTCCAGTTGCTTGAACTTATACGCAAAAAAACGGCCGATCACCGCGATGCGTTGCTTGCGGCGATGGAACAGGGCGGAAAGTATGACGAAGAAGAAGTTAAAGCCCTCACAGACAAGCTGAATCTAATTCAGCAGTATATTGACGAAACTAAAGAACTAGAGTCGATTCGCTCTTCAATAAACGAACAATTAGACAAAGGAATCGGCTTATCAGATAAACTAACAAAATCCACTAGAGAATGGGGCGTAGCCATAGCGGACGGTAAAGCCGGACTGCTGGGGGTTCACAAAGCTTTAAGTTTTGGCATGAAACAGGCCGACGGTTTCTTTGGTAAAATGCTCACCGGCGCCAAAGACATGATTTTTGGAGTAGATCAGGCAACTAAAGCCTTCCAGCGCCAATTCCAATTTAGCGAAAAATACAACGCCATGCTTATTCAACAATATAAGAATATGAACGAGTATGGGGTTTCAATAGAAAATGTTACCGCAGCCCACTCTTCTCTAGTGCAGATCACGACTGATTTTACAATGATGGCCCGGGCACAACAGAACCTACTTAGTTCGACCGCCGCGCTCGCTGGAGAACAGGGCGTTGCTTTTGATGACTTTGCTCGCGGAGCCCAAGCGTCGATGAAGTTCTTTGGCGAGAGCGCCGCCGGCGCAGAACGCGTCTCAAGAGAATTGCTATCGACAGCTAAAGCTCTCGGGGTGGCCCCTGGGCAACTTTCTGCCCAATTCGGCGCCATGGCCGGCCAGTTTGCCAAATTTGGGGATCAAGGAGTAAGAGCATTTAAGGATGTAGCGCGCATCGCCAAGCTTACTGGCTTTGAGATGGAAAAAGTGTTGGCTCTCACGAATAAATTTGACACGTTTGAAGATGCAGCAGAGATGACAGGCAAGCTTAATGCTGCATTAGGTGGAAACTTTGTAAATGCCATGGACATGATGATGGCCACCGATCCTGCCGAACGTTTTGAGATGATCAGAGAGTCATTAGAGAACGCAGGTCTCTCCTTCGATGATATGTCATATTATCAAAGGAAGTTCTATGCAGACTCTTTGGGGTTGAGCGATGTTGGCGATTTGGCGCTGATGATGTCCGGAAATATGGATATGCTGGGAGACTCTTCTAATCGAACCGCTGAAGATTACGTTGAGATGCAAGAGAGAGCCCAAGCATCCATGAGTGTCATGGAGGCGTTTAAAGCAATTATTCAAGACAACGCCGAAGGCTTGGTCGGATTCGCTGAGACTCTTAGTAAAATCACCAAATATTTCCTTCAAAATGGACACATAGTACAATTTGCTATAAAAGCATATGCAGCCTTCAAGCTAATCATGATTGGGCTGAACGTGGTGCGAGGCATCAGGTTAGCACAGCGCTCCGCGGAGGTGGCGACCGCTACCATACAGATGGGCCAAAACACAGCACTAATCGCTCAAAACACAGCAATAATGGCTCAGATGTCAGGCCAAACCGCGATGACCGCGGCACAGATAACCGCTACTACAGGCTTGATAGCAGCCGAATCTGCCCTTATTGTCGAGAAAACGGCTCTTGCCACTGCACAGGCAGCCCTCGCTGCGTCAACCGTCCCGGCAACTGGTGGAATGATGGCGTTTGGTACAGCATTGCTATATGCCGGCGCTGGTATCGCACTCATTCTTGGCAGTGCTGCTCTTTTTGCGGCGGCGTTGGGCTTGGCAGGCGACGGTATAGCCAAGATATTCGATTCAATATCCTTCCCGAAGATGGCTGGGCTAGCCGTCTTCTTCGGGGTTCTCGCTATAGCGGCCTACTACCTTCCAATAACAGCCGGCGCCCTAGGCTTGTTTGCTGCTGGTCTGATCGCGGTCGGACTGGCTCTCGCATGGATAGCCACCAGAGATCTCGAGGCAATTGCTACTTTCACCGAAAGCCTAGCTAGCACATCGATAGGCGAAATAAACGCACTAACGAGAGCAATTAAGGGCGTTGCTAAAGCAATGGATGATGTCCCAACCAAAAAGGCATTAGCACTCACTATGACAATGCAGAGTACAGCGGTAGCAGCTACTGCCGCACGTGCCCTGGTTTCAGCCGGCGGCTTACCCGCCGCTGCGACTTCAAGAGCGGCCGGCACCGGTGCCGCAGGATCTATGGAACACACAGTGAACATCGTATTTGATCCAGAAAACAAAGGGATGTTTAAGAAAGAAGTGGTTAAGTTGACCCGCGAAGACCGCGGCATATCCTCTCGAGCAGCTGCAAATGGACAGGGCCAACCGCTCCCACAATAACCTCCTCATGATAGATGATAAAAGGAAATAAATAAATGGCATTTTTTAAAGACAGTCAAGCCACCGCCTTCGATGTAGGTCGCGCAGACAAAGAAGAGATCCTTGGTGAAGATAACTACTATTCGGTTGATGTCACAAGGGCGGCCGATGAAGCAACAGGCGACAAAAGAGCCGGCGCAAAGCTACAAACCTATTATGTCGATGGTACCGATTCTCTTGCCAATCGAGGACTCACAATCAACTTGGTTCATGTACCTACAGGTACTGGCGTCAGATTTAAGGCATTTTTGATGGCTTTTAACGAATCCTACAATAGTGATTGGAGTAGTGAGTCAGTTTATGGTCGCGCCGATCCAATTCACATGTTTAAACAGACATCTCGTAATATCTCATTAGCCTGGAAAATTGTTGCAGCCACAGAGGGTGAAGCAATCGAAAATCTAGTCAGATTGCAAAGATTTCTCCAGATGCTTTATCCTACGTATACAGAAAAAAACAGCGCTCAAACAATCAATCAATCACCGCTTATTCGCCTTCAAATGTCGAACATGATTCGAAAAGCTGCTGTGCCCAAAAACCTTACCGAGTTACGCCAACACGCAACTACCGCCGCCCTCCCCACCGGTCTTCTCGGCATCATTAAGAATGTGAGTGTTACTCATAATATGGAGAACCCAGAGGTGGGGGCGTTTGAATTAGGCACCCCCGGCAAAACCGGTTTTGCCGGTGGCCACACCACCAATAACATCGTCCCTAAAGCTATCGAGGTACAAATGGACTTTTCGGTTGTTCACGAACACATGCTGGGTTGGACAAAAGAGGGCGACAGTTGGACATTTGGTGGGGGTGCAGTAGGCGCCAATAGTGACGCGGCCGCTTTCCCTTATTATGTAAAAGCCCAAGAAGATGCGGACCGCCTGTCTCCCCAACAACGCGCCTTGGCAAATCAAGTATGGATGAGACAAACCCGCATCGATGTTGATCGTGATGCCCTCAAGGCATCAGAAGCAGCCCGGCAAACCGCCGAAGCCAAGGCCGGCGCCATGGCGGGCGGGTTCAGGGACTATAACCTCGAAGACCACACCGCGGCGATGGATGCCCTAACCACGCAAACCGAAGCGCACAACAGCCTGGTCGCAGAACTTCTCGGGGAATAGGACCTAAAAAATGCCAAGATATAAATTTACACCAATTATAAACAACAACATCGAATTCTACGAGTTTTTAAGAAAGAACCGCCAGGTTAAAACAAATATAGTGCATTATGGAACACCTGTTATGCATAACCCATCCGCCGCAGAGCGCGCAACTATTAAAACTGCCCAGCACATGTGGACATTTGGGGACAGATTCTATAAGCTAGCCGCCCAATACTACGGACAGCCCGAATATTGGTGGGTAATTGCTTGGTATAATGGCTATCCTACAGAGGTGACCGTTCGGAAGGGGCATATGCTCGCTATCCCATTAGATCTTGAGGAAGCATTAGTGATCTTGAGGGCTTATTAGAGATGCCTACTGATTACGAGCAAGCAGCCGCTGCAGCTGCCCGCGGCGGCGCCGAGGGGCAGCAAACGTATACTGACGCCCAACGCGACATAGTAGAGGAGATTATCTCTACGGACGACTTCGCGTCCAGTGGTCGCTCGAGCCAGATAGATGCCGCCGCCGCGGCGCGATGGCACCGCACGGTTTATGCCTCGGACAACCCAGGCACCATGGGACCGAATTACGGCCATGCGTTGGCAGCGTCCGCCGATCGGGCAGCCTTCCTGGTAAACTATCGATACAAGATTATGACCGGTGATATCAACCCGGAAGAAGCCTATACCGCCATCGGGGGCGTCCGGTCCACCGAACTCAAAACCGTATACGGCACCAGCACTCAATGGGCAACGGATCTCGCCGCTTCTGGCGAGACACTGATGGCGCAATACTCCGCAGCCGGCGTCGAACTCCAAGAGTGTCTGCAGAACGCAACTACCGCTAAAAGCGAGCTTCCGACAAAGATACTTGACCTCAACAGCCTCCTCACCGCCAAACTTGGGACAGATTTTCAATCCACTTACTCCGAGGGTGACTTCCCGTACGGGACCGGCCCACGGTACACAACATCTGAATTGTCCATCGCTGATGACGCTGTTTTGTACCAATGGAAGCCCGCGACGTACCCCTCTACCAGCACACCAACCGTTGAGGACCTCAATACCGCCACAAATCGGCTACATGGGCAATATGTGGACCTCTCCGAAGATGACCGGGACAAGATCCCATGGCCAAACTATCCAGTAGTAACTGTCGCCGGTGACGCCCGCGGGCCACTAAATCTAGCTCTAGAATATTTAGGAGGCGTTAACACCCGAAACAAGCCCACGAAGCGCACCGGCACATGGCCAACATCAGGCGACCCGCCGGATGATGCCGTAACTTACGGATACCCAGCTGGCTGGGCAACCGTTTTGGCAAGTATAATGTCCGCACTCACGCGGTCCTGGGACTTTCTAAAAAACTCTCCTACATATGAGGAATACGAAGCAGGTACC